CATAGGGGGGTACGCAGCAATGGTGATCATATTGGGGTTGCCTTCAGTGAAACCACCGATGGCAGGAGCAGTAACAGAAGTCTGGGATGAGTTCAACCAGATGATACGCTCACCCTCTGGATCACGAGGGGGATTGCTCTCACCCTTGGTCTGGCGCAACACAATGTAGCACCCCTCCTCGGCACCGCGCTTAACGGAGCCTGGAATAGAGATGGCCTGAGCCACCGTCGAAGGAGGAGCGCGCATAACGCGCGAAGACTGGCCCCACTGCGGAGTAGCGGAGCCGGTGGAGTAATCAATGACAGGAGTGGAGGAAGCTCTCTGCTCACAGGCCTGAGTGTAGTAAACCACTGAACCACCACGATACAACTCGGGAGTCGTATTGATGGCCTCAAAGCCACCGCCAATGACGCGGGTCTGTGGACCAACGTAGCCGGTGAGATCAAACCCGGACACGCCGGTCGTAGCGACCGGCGGTGGGGTAGTGCCCCCATAAGGGAGCGTGTTCAAACCAGTTGGAACAGCGATGGCCATGAGAGGGGCACGCCAATTGAACTGCTGGCCCGCAGCGGCAGTGGAACCCGTTTGGAAGGTGCCACCACTGGCGGTGAGGATAGTACCCTGAAAAGATGCAACCGAACTCAGACTGTTGTTCAAGGCCGGGTCAATCAACTCCGGAACGAACACAAGGTTCAAGTCCCAGAGGGCCCCGGCAGCTAAGCCTGGAGGCTTAGTGACAGTGATGGTCTGGTTATAGCTCTGGACATAAGAACGTCCAGAGGCGCCATCGGGCATTCCCACGACCGGGTGTTCCTGGTCGGGAAAGGGGTCAAGCGCCATCTTGAGGTAGTTTGCACCAGCAGGTGTGAGGGTGCCCTGGTTCTCAAGCTTTGTGAGAATGTTTTTGGTGTAGGAGCCACGAGACATTTGTGTGACAGCGATACCGGATTCAGTCTGCTTGTGAGAAAAATGGAAAAACTCTGAGCGATTGTTTGTTGGCTTAGGGGGTGAAAACCTTAAAGAGGCTGGGCCATTAAGCGCCTCTTCAATAGCATAAACCTCGCGCTGCTTAGGCACAAGGTACGCTGCACGAACAACTTCCCTCGCCGGAACGAAGGCAGCATATTCAGCAGCAGACACCCAATGGCGATGGTCCAAAAGCCACTTGTCAAGGATCGGTAGGACAGCATCGTCCCAGATTGCAACCTGACGAATGGAGGCAATTCGCTGGAACTCCTCATAATGAGTGTTCTTCGGCCCGAAGACCACATGGGACA